GGAATCCTGTACGCGCCAGACTACATCATCAATGCCGGCGGGGTCATCAACATTTCCGCGGAGATCGGCGCTCCCTACAACACCGACCGGGCCAGGGAGAAGACGGAGCGCATCTACGAGATCATGGGCGCACCCGGCGACTTCAACACCTGGGTCGATGGTCTGGACCCGATGAGCATGGGAGCCCCGCAGCAAACAGGCTACGGTGGGCAGGCCACCCCGTAGGGTACGTTCCCGTTCCATTCGGACAAAACGACCAATTGGTATGCAAATAGACCCATGCTATGGGCCGTTCTGCACACAAACTGCACCCTCCGGCGCTTGCGCCGGTTAGGGAATCACGAGACAATTACCCCCATACCGAAGGAGATCAGGCATGTCTGTCAACACACAACCGGCCCCTTCTGCAACCGCCCAGGCAGGCGGTGGGGCTTCTGGAGCAGGCGGGACGCCAGCACCAGGAGGAAACGAACAGCAGAACGGCAATCAGCCAGTGACACAGGCGGCCCTCGACGCCCACAAAGCAGAAATCCGGCAAATGCTGGATCGAAACTACCAGGGCGTACAGGCGATGCTTGATCGACAATCTGGGACTCTGAAGGCGGCCACCGAAACGGTCGGAAGGTTCAACAAGGCGCTCGATGGAATGGGCGTCAAGCTGACCCCCGACCAGGTGGAGCAGTTGCGAGAGCAGGAGACTGTTCGAGCACTGAGCCAGGCCGGAGAGACCACCGATACGTCCCTGCCAAGGGACAACTCGGCCGGTCAACCGCAAGGCCAAGAGCCCGAGACCGGGATGCTGAGCAATCTGGCGCTCAAGATGATGCAGGAGCGGGGAATCGTAATCTTGAAGGACGACCCCGAGCTTGCCTTGATCGACCAGCAAACGCAGGACCCGCAGATATTCATGGCCAGCGTCGATAAGGCGCTTGCGGCCAAGGTGCGGCGACATGCGGGCTTAGAGCCCGAGACCAACGGGAATGAAAACCGACAACCTGCCCAGGGAGGGCCGGGGATCAATCCCCGTGGTGGCGGACAGAAGGGCACTCGACTACTGGCCGAGACCAAGCCGGGCGGCGGCAAAACGCAGCCGGGCGACTTTCTCCAGGCGGGCTTTCAAGAGTCGGACAAGTTCCCCTCGGCCGAGTAGCCGAGTAAACGAACGGTCTGACAGGGAGCGACTAAGATGCCTAGCACCTTGACTTTGGCAGACTACGCACAACTCGCACCCACGAACATCGAGCGGGGCGTCATTGACGTTTTCCGCCGAGAGTCGTTTGCGCTCGACAGCTTGAGCTTCGAGGCGTCAGGCGGGCTTTCCAAGACCGTCATTCGGTCGGCCGGACTCCCAGCAGTGGGCTTCCGCAAGATCGGTGAGGGCTGGCAGTCCAGCAAGGCGACCTTTGAGCCGTTGGCCGAGCGGGTCTTTGACCTCGGTGGCGACATCGACGTGGACAAGATTCTCGTCAAGGCTGACCCATCCCAGATGGGGAAGCATGTCGAGGCGTTCACGACCGCAATCGCCTACGAGTTCAATGACTACTTCATCAACGGAGACCCGACGGTTGACCCCGACGGGTTCACCGGCCTGTGGTTCCGCATCCAGAATTACCTGGCGTTGCGGCAGACCGTTGCCCTTGGTGGAGTGGACATCTCGGCCGATGCCGGAGCTGGCCTGAGCGCCAACTTCGACACCTTCCTCGATGGGCTGGACCAACTGGCCCACGTGGTCGAGGGCCACATGCCCATGATCTATTTCTGCAACGAGCAGGTCTACCTGCGCCTCAACTCTGCCCTGCGGCAGAAGGGGCTCTGGAGCCAGGACGTAAATCAGTTCGGGCTGACCATCGCTCGCTACGGGCCAAACGGCCCGGCGATCATGGACCTGGGCGTGATGGCCGACCAAGTAACCCAGATCATCGGTAACGACGAAGCCACAGATGGCTCCGACCTCGGCGGGGGCGATGGGGCGACTTCGGTGTACGCTGTCCGAACGGGTGGTCAACACCTGAACGGGATTCAGTTGTACCCGATTGACGTGAACCCCATCGGCTTGCTTGAGGACGGTGTGACCTACCGCACGGTGATTGACTGGCCAATGGGGATCATGCACGAGAACCCCCGGTCAATCGCACGGGCGGTCGGCATCGTGGCAGCGTAGGAGGATGAGACAATGTACGATTCCAACCTAATGCTGCTCGATGAGGCAACCGTTACCGGGACTGGTGCAGCGGTGGTAAGCGCCTACCTGGACACCTGGGCGGAGAACGCAGATGCAGGACCTCAATTCTCAGAGTACGAGGTTGCTGCACCGCCTGGAGCCGGGAACGCCGTCCGAGAGTTGACCTGGCAGTTGATCGCCGGGACGGTCTCGGTGGGCTTCTCCGACGCCGTTGTTCTGACCCTTGAGTGGTCAAACGACGGGTCCGGTGCCGCCGATGAATCCGAAGTTTTCCCCTCCATCACGGCGGCCCAAGTGACTGCCGGGGCGGTGCGGAGACTGCGGACCATCGCAAAGGCCCGTTTCGTGAGGTCGTCTTTCGCAGGCTTCACGACCGGGGCAACCTTTGTGGCCACCCTTGGTCCCGTGGATGCGCCTGAATACACCGACGGCTTCTAAGTCGGCGTAGTCGAGCAGCCAACAAATTGAATAGCAAGCGCCCGCCCCGACGAGCTAAAGTCCTGGCGGGCGCTTTGATTCTCTGATAAGATTCAGTCTCACCAAGTCCAGGGAGGACCAATGGCCAAGCAAGCTACACCACGAGCACGACAGATCGCCAAGCAGCACAACATCGACCTCGAAACCGTCGAAGGAACCGGCGCTAACGGGTATATTGTGCCCAAAGACGTTGAGGCGTTGATCTCCACAAAGGCGGAGACGACCAACGGGAAGGCCCCGAAGCCGGTGGTTATACCCGAACGGGAGCACGTCCCGCCGGCGTCCGACAAGCTCCTTGCTGAGCTTGAGAACGTGGCCCTACCCGTGAGCGTACTGTTCAAACTGCGCTTCCGGCAGGACTTCCCCGGCACTGAGAAGCCGGCTGGCAAGGACCTGCTGGGTATCCGGGCGGCGACCGTGGGCGGGACGTACCGATCAGACCCCAGCATACTCGGCTGGTTCGTGGCCGACCGGGGTATGTTCGCTGAAGCCAAGCCAAAGAAGAAGCTCAGCCTGGCCGAGGGCCAGGGGCGCAAGAAATCAAAGGCCGAGCCCACGTCAGGCGACTTCGGAGTGACAAGCTAGATGCTGACACTGTTCGAGCTGACCCGGCAAGTGGCCGAGGAGTTGATGAAGGGTGGTATATGGCAAGGCGAGTCTACCGACGCCACAACCACCACGATCACCGATGCCACCATCGGACTCATCACCCAGGCCATGGACGGCGGAACGATCTGGCTGTTCGATCAGGACCCGCCTGTCACCCGGATAATCACGGATGGGCCGGACGGGGCCGGGGTAGTCACCTTCACACCGGCAGTCACCGACATCAACGCCCAAAGGTACATGCTTTTCGGGAAGGTCTGGCCTCGCCATGCGCTGCGATCCGCCGTCAACCGGGCGCTGCGCAACGTAGGCGAGTTTGCCGACTTTGCCTTCTTCAACTCCGTCGGCCTGCAAGAGGACTATGACCTGTCGATGGCAGACGTAGGCGGACCTATTTCGGGTCAGGTTCGCAGCGTGGAGAGGTCGGCTTATAGTGATCCGAGCACGGCCACCAACCCAAGTTGGATGCTGCACTACGGATGGACGCAGATCGGGGACACCCTGCGCTTCCTGGCCGATCCGCCGGTCTATGACGGCGTAGCCAACCTGCGGGTCGGGTTCAACATCTTCCACTCCGAGCTTACCGCCGACGACGACGAGATCAGGCGAGAGGTCCAACCATCCCGCCTGAAGTGGGAGGCCGTTGCCCAGGCGTACCTGCACCTGGTTGCACCACGGGACTCCGAGGCGATGGACGAGGAGACCAAGACTCTTTACGGCCGAGCGGTTGCGATGGCCAACACCTTCCCGGCGCACATCAACCAACCCCTACCCGCACCGATGCTATTCCTCGGCGTGGGCTCCAGGGGTGCGGCCTCAGTCAACCCAGACTTGCAGGTCTAGCCATGCCCGACTACCAGGTTGAAGTCGGCCCCGACATAGTAGACCCGACCCACCACCTATCCCTAATAGCCGAGGACGGGCAGGAAGTGGGCTTCATCTTGTGCGACGCCACTGGCAAGCGCCTGCCCTATGCGGTGGCCAGGGCCAATCTTCAGACCCTCCCGATCAAGACAGCCTCCGGCGACTCACAATACTCAGATCAGGAGCTTCCATTCTTCACGGCCGCCCAGCAGGATTGGTCTGGCGGGGGCGGACAGGAACGCTTCGAGGACAACCGCACCAAGTACGCTGTGGGGCGCAGGGTCCAGACCGTAAATGGCAAGATGGTGCTGGGTCCCCGTGAGCACTTCACCGAGGGCTACCGGCCACAAGTAATCTCGTGGCCGACCCCCGGAGTCGAAGGGGCTATGGAAGGCGACATCGGCAGGCTGAAGTGGACTCAGGCACAAGACCCAAATGCGATGGGCTACAAGTTTCACACCCGAGACAACTACACGATCACCGCCGGGTCGCTCATGCTATTCGGCAAAACCATCGGCAGCGCCAACGGGCCGGACCCTGACACGGACCACGCTCACCTAATTCACTGGCAGATATGGGAGGGAGACGGGGACTTTCCCGGAGACGGCGGAGCGATGCTGGAGGAGGGAATCGCCCAGATTCCTGCCACCGAGGACAGCATCATGCGTTGGCACCAGGCGGAGATATTATCCGGCCCAGACCTGCCAACGCTTGACCCCGACACCGACTACTGGATCGTGTTCTACCCCAACGAAAACGCCGACGACGACAACCACATCGAGCTGGGTTTCTGGCACAACACCTTCGACGAGCGGGGATACTACACGCAGACGACGGTACTCTCCGATGATGTAGGGGCAACCTGGGGGAGCGCCCAGACAGACTACCAGCCCATATTTAGGATCGAGAACTCACGGGCCGA